ATCACATATGCTTTCTTTGGTTTATTTGCTACGATTGAAATCGTACTACTAATGGAAGCATTAGAAAAAGGAACAGAATTTTCTGAGGCAATTCAATTATTATGGGATGAGGATACCAAGGCAATCTTTGCTGCAATCATTTCATTTTGGTTTGGTTCAAGAGCAATTGATAAAGCAAGGAGTAGAAAATAATGCAAGACTTGAGAGAAGATTTATTGGCAGCATTTGAATCGCATGCTAAAGGTCATATCGATAAACATAGAATGAATGTAGAAGTATATTTATCCCATCCTGTTGGCGTGGGTGAACATCCGGATATTATGGAAGCAATTGAAAAAGAGATGGAAGAAATCGCCAAGTATGATGACATGATTGAAATGTCTAGAAAATATTTCGCAGACTGATACCCTCTCCTCTTTGGCGATCAGCTCTATTATATCATACAAATAGATTTTTGTAAACCCTCATAAAAAAGAAAAAACTTTTTTCATATTAGTATGAATAAGAGGTCATTTTAGGGGTTTACAAAATCAGCAATATGATATATAATACTATCACGAAATAAAAATCAAACATAGGCAGGTGCAGGATGCAAACTCAGTTTGTAGACACAAGGGATTTTTTGTCGAAAACAAAGTTTTACGAAGGATATTCCCGATATAAAGAAGATGAAGGTAGATACGAAACTTGGGATGAGGCAGTCGATCGTGTAATTGAAATGCACGAAAACAACTACGAAGATAAAGATAATGCCCTTAGACCATTCTTAGAAGAGGCTCGCGAAGCATATAAAGAGCAAAGAGTTCTTGGAGCGCAACGTGCTTTACAATTTGGCGGCGAGCAATTACTTAAACATCAGATGAGAATGTATAATTGTACATCTTCTTATGCTGATCGTCCAGAATTTTTTGGTGAATATTTTTATATTCTCCTTTGCGGTGCAGGTGCAGGTTTCTCTGTACAAAAGCATCATGTCAAAAAATTACCAAAGATTCAAGCAAGACATAAACAAGCAAAAGGTTATATCGTAGAAGATTCGATTGAAGGGTGGGCATCTGCACTTGATGTATTGCTCGCTTCTTATTTCGTTGGCGGTGGTAAGTTTCCCGAATATGAGGGTCGTAGAGTTTTCTTTGACCTTACAAATATTCGCCCAAAGGGTGCTAAAATCTCTGGTGGGTTTAAGGCACCTGGACCAGAGGGTTTGCGTAAATCACTTGATAAAATTGAGTTAATCCTGCAAAATTTAGTTATTGATGCTAAAGATTCTATCAAATTGAATCCTATTCATGTATACGATATTTGTATGCATGCTGCTGATGCAGTATTATCTGGTGGCGTTCGTCGTTCAGCAACTATCTGTCTCTTCTCACCTGAAGATGATGAGATGATGAATGCTAAAACTGGCAACTGGTTTATGGATAATCCTCAGCGTGGTCGTTCAAACAATTCAGCAGTGATTGTACGCGATGAAGCAACTCCTGAAACTTTTGCAAAAATTATGGAATCTGTTAAATCGTTTGGCGAACCAGGATTTTACTTCACTACATCAAAAGAGCATACCACTAATCCTTGCGTCGAAATTGGTATGTTCCCACAATATAAAGGGAAGTCTGGTTGGCAGGGTTGTAACCTAACAGAAATCAACGGTGGTATGTGCACCACTGAAGAAGATTTCTTCAAAGCATGTAGAGCAGGTGCAATCCTTGGTACATTACAAGCAGGATATACAGACTTCAAATTCTTGTCACCAGTATCGAAACAAATCTTTGATCGTGAAGCATTGCTTGGTGTTTCAATCACAGGTTGGATGAATAATCCAGATATTTTATTTAATGAAAAAATTCTGGAAAAGGGTGCTAAGATTGTTAAGGATGTGAATAAAAGAGTAGCAGATATTATTGGTATCAATCCTGCGGCGAGAACAACTTGCGTTAAACCAAGTGGTAATGCTTCAGTATTACTTCAGACCGCATCTGGTATTCATGCTGAACATAGTCCTATGTACATTCGTAATATTCAAATGAATAAAGAATCTGAAGTCACTCAAGCAATCATCAAATCAAATCCTTATATGATTGAGGAATCGGTTTGGTCTGCTAATGGTACAGATGTCGTTATTTCATATCCTATCGTACCGAATAAAGGTTCAATGTACAAAGATGATTTGTATGGCGTAAAACATCTGGAACTTGTCAAGAAGGCGCAAAAACATTGGGTTGTTGCTGGAACGAACGAAGAACTTTGTGCTGATGAGGGTGTTCGTCATAATGTGTCAAATACAATTATCGTTGATGATTGGGACGAAGTAGAAAAATATGTATTCGAGAATAGATATTCATTCTCTGGTATTTCTTTTTTATCAGCGATGGGTGATAAAGACTATAATCAAGCACCGAACACTGCAGTAATCGATGAAAAGCAGATGATTAAACAGTATGGACCTGCGGCGATTTTCGCATCAGGACTTGTAGTAGATGCTATGAAAGTATATCCTAACTTATGGGATGCTTGTTCTACTGCACAAGGATTCGGTCTAGATATTTCTTTGGAATCTTCAGAAAATTCAGCGAGACAAGATTGGAATCGTAGATATGAAAACTTTGCTAACAATTATCTGAAAGGTGATTTGAAGAAAGCAGAATATTGTTTGAAGGATGCATATCTATTTCACAAGTGGAATAAGATTCAACAGAACTTACAAGAAGTAGATTGGGGTGGGGATATCACTGAACAAGTATTTACAGACGTCGATACTATGGGTGCGGCAGCATGTGCTGGCGGTGCTTGTGAAATTGACTTCTAGTCCTTGTGTGAAAATCTGCACTCTGGTAAATTCAATTTGCATCGGTTGCGGTAGAACTTCAGAAGAGATTCGTGAATGGTTTACTGCAACTGATGAAAGAAAAAAAGAAATAAAGGTGTCTTGTGGGAAACGAATATCGAACTGAATGTGAAGAATGTTACAGCGTCTGTATAGTTGTTTCCGAAACCGGAGATGAACCAGAGTTCTGTCCCATATGCGGCAGAAGAATAGAAGCGGAAGACTTATCCGAGGTTTGATATGGCATTTTTAGTACATCCATTACCACCCGAAAACGTTTTGGTGAGAAAAGAATATCTTTATGATTTAGAAAAGGGGCATGGTGAATATACTCCTGGTATCTGGATATCGGTTAAATCTTCACAATATAAGGCACTTTACTTTGAAACACTTCTTACAGAATATGGGGCATTATATGATAAACTTCCTTTGTCGGCATTCGTTTGGAGAACAGATCATGGTGATCTTCCTCTTGATGTTCTTCAACTTTGGGATTGCTTTGATTATGACATAACTGTTGTTGAAAAACCATTGTTAAGTCGATGTGAGTTTTTTGGGAAAGATAAACAGATGCATCCTGGCGAATATCTTTTTACTATAGATAATGCCCATAGAGATAAATCGACACTTGATATAAATTTTAGTGAACATGATCCGGAACATAAATCTTTTAATATTATAAAACTTGATAACGGTCAATTCGCTGCCCAACCTAACAATCGTGTTATTTGGAGAGATGCTAGTTTAGTTCCGGATAAATTAATTCAACCAGACTTTAAAGTCTGTACACAAAACTATAGAGTAGAAACTGAACCGAAGTGGTCAGTCGGCCACACAGATGAATGGCAGTATAAAACGAAGGATGAAGAAGATGCAATGGATTAAGACAATCTTACAAAAAATATTTAATGTAAATCATGGTGATTTATCAAAGCATCGGTTGTATAGCACAAAATATGAGGATTTGTGTAAGTAATATATAATTGTATGTGGATATATGATGGACAACCTTTCGATGAAACCCCAGATGAGTACCAGGGATTTGTGTACGTTATCACAGAACTGGATACAAATAAAAAATATATCGGTAAAAAGAACTTCTGGCGTCCAAAGGTATTACCAAAAAATAGTAAAAGAACTCGACGGATACGAACTAAAGTCGAATCCGACTGGCGAAAATATTATGGATCTAGTAAAGAACTTCAAGTACTCGTTGAACAGCGAGGGGAAGATCGTTACAAAAGAGAGATCTTAATACTTTGTAAAACAAAAGGCGAGATGTCATACTATGAAGCAAAACTTCAATTCAAGCATGACGTCTTACTTCGTGATGACTATTACAATGAATTCATTGGATGTAAAATACATTCGAGACAC